TTCATCAAAGACAGCGAACGATCCGAATAGCCGCATCAATAAAAGTTTAAGGGCATGGAAGTGTTAACCATGGATCTCGCATTTGTTTGGAATGGTGCGCTAACGTTATTTGTGGCTTTATTTGCGTACGTTGCGCATGAGAAGTTTTCTGAGCTTGCACGTATCACCATCTTGTTGAACAAGACCCGTGAGGAGATTGCGCGGGATAACGTGACTAAGGCAGAGGTTGACCGTATTACGGATCATATAGATCAACGATTTAATCGGCTGGAGACAAAGATTGACCAGCTGATCGAATCCCAACGGAGGGTGTTATGAAGCGCAAAGTTAAACGGTTCCAAGAAGGTGGTGGAGTCTTGCGAGATCGTTATGGCAATCCCGTACGGTCAGGTTCTGGGGAAGTAGTTCGTACTACATTTCCTGAGCGCTCATATAACGAGCAGGCATCTTCTTCTATGACAGAAAGTAGTGACTATAGTGGGCGTAGACCGCGCACAGCGGCGTATAGCGATGACGGTATGGATGTGCCGCATAGCTCAACTCCATCAATGGATGATTCTGAAGGTCCAAGCTTGACTGAGCGTTTACGCAAAGCCTCTCCCGGCTCAAAGATTTCTGAAATGGATGGAGAAGGCGGGTATACATCTCCAGTAAAGAAGAAAGCGATCAAAACGGCTAAGTCCGCAGCAAAACCCAGTTTCGATAAAGCAAAAACTAAGACTGAAGCTAAACCTACTCCTCGTTATCAAGACGTGGTGAATAGTTCAGAATTAGGTTCACAAAGTTTTTCTTCTAAGACCAAAGATGAACCCCCAAAAAAGCGCGGTGGTATTGGTCCTTATGGAGCGTTTGAAGGATTAACTAATTACCTTAGTACGCTACGGGAAGGCAGAAAACGCCCCGGCGAAATGAAAAAAGGTGGTTCGGTTAAAGGATATTCGTCAGGTGGCTCAACTTCGTCAGCCTCCAAACGCGCAGATGGTATTGCTAAGCGTGGCAAAACACGGGGTAAGGTTATTTAATGCCTACCGTATCTAAAAAGCAGGAAAAGTTTATGCAGGCGGTTGCCCATAACAAGGGCTTCGCTAAGCAGGTAGGAGTGCCCCAATCCGTGGGGCGAGAGTTCACTAAATCAGGAGGCGGTATGAAGAAGATGGCTAAAGGTGGTTACGCAGGCGGCGGTATGATGCCAAGCAAGATGGGCGCTGTGAAAACTGCTGCTCCTAGCCGTGATGGCGTTGCTGTTAAAGGCAAAACCAAAGGCAAACAAATCGTCATGGCTGGCAACAAAGGCATGAAGCGTGGTGGTAAGGCGTGCTGACATGATGGCCTCACGTGGCATGGGTGCAATTAAACCAAGCAAAATGCCGAAGGCCAAGAAGAAGGCCCGACGGGATGACACCGACTTTACGCAGTATAAAAAAGGCGGCAAGGTTAATGCAGCAGGTAATTACACGAAGCCGAGCCTTCGCAAGAAGATCGTATCGCAAGTAAAAGCCGCTGCCACCCATGGCACAGGAGCAGGTCAATGGTCAGCCCGCAAAGCACAGCTAGTGGCTAAGAAGTACAAGGCAGCAGGTGGGGGGTACAGAGATTGAAAGCCCCACAACAAAGCCTGAAGTCTTGGGGCGAACAGAAATGGCGCACCAAAAGTGGCAAACCGTCGTCAAAGACGGGGGAGCGGTACCTACCAGAAAGCGCCATAAAAGCATTAAGCCCCGCCGAGTATGCCGCCACAACACGGGCGAAGCGGGCAGGGAAGAAAGCTGGTAAGCAGTTCGTTGCGCAGCCAAAACGCATAGCGCAGAAGGTTGCACCACATAGGAAAGTGAAATAACAATGCCTACTTCCGGCACAGCCGAGTTTAACCTTGACCTCAATAACCTCATCGAAGAGGCGTTTGAGCGGTGCGGTGCCGAGTTACGTACTGGATACAACTGGCGCACTGCAAGACGTTCGTTGAACTTGATGTCGATTGAGTGGGCTAACCGGGGGCTTAACCTCTGGACGATAGAGCAGGGGTCGTTTCCGCTGACAACTGGTCAGGCTATCTATCCAATCCCAACCGATACGATTGATATGCTGGATCATGTGATTCGCACCCAGCCCACGACGCTAGAGCAGATTGACATCAATATCAGCCGGATTGCTGAGCCGACCTATTCCTCGATACCTAACAAACTGGCACAAGGTCGCCCAATCCAGTTGTGGTTTAACCGCCAAACAGGTGCCGAGTACACAACATCCGTTACGTTGGCGCAGAACATTGACGCGGTGGTAACAACCATACCACTCAGTACCACAGTTGGGCTACCGTCAGCGGGGTTCATCAAGCTAGACAACGAGACTATTAGCTATCCAAACATCAGCGGTAACTCGCTGGTGAACTGTGCTCGTGGGCAGAACAACACAACCGCAGCCTCCCATAACGCTTCCCCAGCCAACTACGTGACGGTGCAGAACTTGCCTTGCATCAATGTGTGGCCTACACCTAACGCGCCGGGAGATCAGTACACATTCGTGTATTGGAGGATGCGTAGGATTCAAGACGGTGGGCTTAATGGCACCGTGATTCAGGATATTCCGTTCCGCTTGCTGCCGTGTATGGTGGCGGGACTTGCGTTTTACTTAAGTATGAAGCTGCCGGAGGTTGATCCGAGCCGCATAGCGATGCTTAAAGCAGCTTATGAAGAGCAGTGGGATTTGGCTGCTGCCGAAGATCGGGACACAGCGCCGCTGCGGATTGTGCCAAGAAACATGTTTTATTACGGGTAAGTCATGCCTAATCGGTTTGCCTCTGGTAAGTTTGCGATTGCAGAGTGTGACCGCTGTGCCCAGCGGTATATGCTTAAGCAACTACGCATCCAGACGGTTAAGACCCGCCCGTACAAGATTAAGGTTTGCCCTACGTGTTGGGATCCTGACCACCCACAGTTGCAATTAGGTATGTATCCGGTGGATGATCCACAAGCTGTTAGAGAGCCGCGTCCAGATGTAAGTTATAGGGTGTCGGGCACAAGTGGGCTACAGGAGCTTACAACTAACAGTACAGCGCCGCTTGGGTTTGGGTTTCCTGAAGGCGGTAGCCGGGTGTTTCAATGGGGTTGGGCACCCGTGGGTGGGGCCAGAAGTGACGATGCAGGACTAACGCCAAACGATCTTGTGGCTAATACTGCGGTGGGTAATGCAACAATCTCAATTTCTTAGGAGTTAATATGAAGCCATCTCAGATGAAAAAGGTAGCTGTCGGTGAGGTCAAGAAGCACGAGCAGCGTATGCACGCTGCCAAGAAGATGCGAGCCGGTGGTAAGACTAACGAGGAAATGAAGCGTCTCGGGCGCGGTCTGGCTAAGGTCGCCAACCAGAAGTCGCCTGTTCGCAAAGTTCGTGCTACGGGGCTTTGATCATGGCTAAATACAGTATGAAGGTTAAAGGTAAAGAGGTGGGGTCAGGTGACGTATACGCCGCCCCTCATACGATGACCGGTAAAGATACCAACGTCGCTACATATTCCGGGTATAAAACCGGCGCTGAAGTCATGAATGAAATGAACATGTCTACTGGCGGCATCAGCAAGGGCAATTACAAGCCAATTAATCCGTACGGTGTTGGCGAGATGCGGGGCTACGGCGCAGCGACTAAAGGGCGCAAGATTAGCGGGAAGATGGGCTGATGAACTACGCGCAGTTAACCGCAGCGATTGAGGACTATACCGAGAATACGTTCACGGCGACCGCGCTCGCCACGTTCGTGCAAAACGCCGAACAGCGTATATACAACTCGATACAGTTCCCAGCACTACGCAAAAACGTCACGGGCGCATTGACTTCAGGCTTGAAATACCTGTCTGCCCCAAGTGACTTTTTGTCTGTGTTTTCTTTGGCTGTGGTTGATGGGTCAGGTAACTATTACTACCTCTTGGATAAGGATGTGAACTTCATCCGTGAGGCATACCCCAACAATACGACTGCGACTGGCATTCCTCAGTACTACGCCCTTTTTGGCCCAACGACGACAAGTGTGCCTCCGGTAACGCCGACTAATGAGTTGTCGTTTATTTTAGGTCCGACGCCTAATGCCAACTACATAGCGGAGTTGCACTATTTTTACTACCCCGTCTCGATGTCCGATACAGTCAACAATCCGTCTGGTACGTCGTGGCTTGGAGACAATTTTGATTCAGTCCTTCTGTACGGCTCGTTGCTTGAGGCTTACGTATTCATGAAGGGCGAACCAGATTTGATGGCGAAGTATCAGCAACGGTATGACGAAGCATTAGCGCTGGCTAAACAGCTTGGCGATGGTAAGAACCGTCAGGATGCGTATCGTAATGGTCAAGTTAGGTACCCAGTTAAATGATTGTCCAAACTCAAACTACGTCGTTTAAAGCTGAACTGTATGAAGGGATTCATGACCTTCTTACGGATACGATAAAGATTGCGCTTTATACGGCGTTCGCTGATTTGGATGCAGGCACAACTGCGTACACAACCACCAATCAGATTACAGGAACTGGATACGTGGCTGGTGGCAACACGTTAACAGGTGCAACGGTGCAGACTACCGGCACCACGGTATATGTAAGTTTTAACAATACAAGCTGGACTAATGCCTCGTTTACTTGCCGGGGTGCCTTGATTTATAACGCAAGTAAGGCCAATCGGTCTGTAGCAGTATTGGATTTTGGTAACGACAAAATAGTAGCTAACCAGACGTTTACGGTGCAGTTCCCGGCAAACGCGGCAAACAGTGCAATCATAAGGATGACGTGATGCTATCAGCAAATGGCGGCGCATTATTGGGAGACATTAGAGCAACTACGGTATCTGGTCGTGGGTTCACACCAGAGGAGTTGGTTGACAATACGTTGGATCGAATCATTTTCATAAGCGCTTCCGCAGACCCAGTTCTACGGCAACAAGCCGAAGCATTTAGGAAAAGTATTCGTGGTGTGTTGCTTAACTACGGTAATCAGTGTGTGAAATCAAATCACACTACGATTACTAACCGTCTCCGTGATGCGGGACACCCTGAATTAACTAAACTTTTGGAGAATTAAAATGCCTATTTCAGTAACCACCGCAATGCCTACTTCGTTCAAAGTAGAGATTCTTCGTGCGGTTCACAACTTCACTGCTTCTACTGGCAACACCTTCAAGCTGGCTTTGATGAAGGCAACCGCTGCCGGGTCAGGCACTTATGGCGCAGCCACCACTAGCTATGATGACTTGACTGGTAATACTGACGAACTACCGAACGGTTCTGGTTATACGACCGGCGGCAATACGCTGGTATCTGTGACTCCGGTTGCTGATGGCACGACTGCCGTGTGCGACTTTGATAACACTACTTGGACTTCGGCTACGTTTACGTCATGCGGTGGGATTATCTATAACGATACCGCTACGGGTAATCCAGCTTGTGCAGTGTTGAGTTTTGGTGGTGATCAGTCGGTTAGTTCTGGCGACTTCCAAATCCAATTCCCCGCAGCAGCTGCGGCAACCGCAATTATTAGAATTGCGTAATAAGGAAATAATGTGGCAGCCACAACTTGGGATCAGGGTTGGGGTAATGGCGCTTGGGGATACAACGCGTGGAGTGGGGTATCCCCAGCGTATGCCGTTGATGGAGTATCTGGTACCGGAGCAGTAGGTACCCCAGCCGTAATAACGAACAGTAATATCGCTGTTATTGGGGTAGATGGAACTGCGCTTATTGGCGGGTTCATAGTACAGGTTGAAGATGTTGTGGTGCCTAATGGTGTTGAGGGCACTGGTGCTGTAGGAACAGTGACGTTTACGGTTGGTATCGTATATACGGTTACAGGAGTTCAAGGCACTGGGGATGTTGGAACAGTAAACCTTGCCGTAAACGACACGGTAGTGCCGACCGGCGTAGAAGGAATAGGCAGTATTGGGACAGTTACGTTCCAGATTAATAGCAATGTAACTGTTTTAGGGGTACAAGGTACCGGAGCAATTGGAACTGTAATTCCGGCGTACGACTGGATTGTCTACCCGATTGGTGTG